CCACCAATGGGTGGTGGTGCTGAAATTCCACCACCACCACCTTCAGGAAGTCCTGAGTTAGCACCTGAATCAACCAAAAGAGATAATCTAAATATATTATTAGAAAGTGATAACTTAATTGATGTTGATTCATATATTGACCTATCTAAGGCGAGAAACTACTTGGGTGAAATGGAAATTGAGTTAAATAAACTTTTAAATGATTGATATTTATATATAAAAAGATTATGAAAGTCGGAATATTAAAATCCAAAGTAGAAAAGAAACTTGTAGATAGTTACAAAAAAAATGCACTTAACGAAAACTTAAAGGTTTTCAAAAGATTGGTTTTAGAAAACAAAAAAATCAGTAATTTGTTTTTTATCTATGATGAAATGTCCTCTAAAAAAGGTTTTGGTGATAAAGAAAAAGCGAATGATTACATCAACGAATGTATCAAAATATATGAGAACAACTATAATAAAGTTTCGTTAAAAGAATGGAAAAAGTTGATGAATTGGGTTGGTGAAACTGATGTCGAAAATCAATATAATGAATTAGACATTTTCTTCAACTCCGATATTCTTCAAATAGAAAACAAAATAGAAAGTAAAAAAATTATAGTTGAAAACTTAATCAAATCAGAAAACAAAGAAACAACACAAGTGAACTTACCTATCAAAACATTGGTAAATGTCGCAAATACAACAATCAACAAACATATTGAAAAATTGGATGAAGAATCAAAAAAGAAATTAAAGTCTCTTTTTGAAGGTGATGTTAATGATTTGGAAAAAAAATATGTAACAATTAAAGAAGAGGTAATTACAAAGTTGGAGTCTCTGAAAAATACATCAGACAACGAGACAACAAATAGAATTGAACAATCAATCAAAAAAATTCAAACTGAAAAATTTGATAAATTAAACTTCTATAAATTGAGTACCCTCAACGAGAGTATTTAATTATATTTTTCTTTGTTTTTTTCAACATACTTTGCTTTGTTAATTTGATTTCTTTTGATAATCGATGGTTTTGTAAATTCCTTACGCTTTCTTAGTTCTGACATTAGTTTTGTCTTGATTACTTTACTTTTAAAGAGTTTTAAAGCTTTCTCTATTGGGGTGTTGTTATCAACTTTGATTACAAGCATTTCATTTTTTTTTTATGGTTTATTTATTTTTTGACTTTCAGTTTAAATTTAACTATTTTTTTGTTAAATAAACGGAAATTAAATTATTTTTAATGAAAAAGGGTAAAACCTCAAAACTACAAGGATTTAAATCGACAAAAGTAACTTATGGTACAGTAGACTCATTCGAACTCAAATCATTATATCTTAACATTCAAACTTGGGTAGAACCCAAAAGAGAATCTGAAAATTGGACTAGAGTTGTTCTTAATCTTTCAAGAGCCATCAAACACACAATTCTTAATCACTTAGATAAAAAATTATTCAAAGAACAATATATTGTAGATTTAGATCTTAGACCAAGTGGAATACATTTGGGAAAAAAATCTTTTTCTAACTTAGAAATTAATTTTTTTCTGAACGAAACCAATGTGGATTTCAAAGATAGTAAACTCAAAGAAAGTTTAAAAGATATTGTTAAAAATATTTTAAATCAAAATTTCTATAAAAATGAATACTTCGATTTCTACCTTTCTAAGAAGAACAAATCCTCAGAAGTATAAATATCAAATCTAAGATATTTATTTTTAAAAAAACTATGGAATTAAAGATATTAAAAGCAGGACAATCAGGTAAAGGAATTCTTATTGAAGAAGATGCTGGTTTTGTATCACCAACTCACGAAGAAAATGCGAAGTTAATTAAAGAATCTAAAAACTTCCTTGACCACTCCAAGCCATTCGAATTTTATGCGGTACTACAAAAATATAATACGCCAAATAGAAATGGAAGAGTATATCCCGAAAAGATTTTGAAAAGAGAAGCTGAGAATTATAAGAAAATGATTCAAAAGGGAACATCACTATCTGAATTAAATCACCCTGAATCATCTCTGATAGACTTGGATAGAGTTTCTCACATCATTACAGAAATATGGTGGGAAGGACCTATTTTAATGGGTAAATTAAAATTATTGACAAGTCCTGGTTTCCATGAAAGAGGAATTGTATCTACAAAAGGTGATATGGCGGCAAACTATCTCAGACAAGGTGTCACTTTAGGTATATCATCGAGAGGGGTTGGTTCACTAAAAAAGGTTGGTGAACAAAATGAAGTTCAGGATGATTTCGAATTGATTTGTTTTGATTTGGTTTCTTCACCATCAACACCAGGGGCATATCTTTTCTTAAATAAAGAAGATAGGGATATGTATGCTGAAAACTTGGAAGAAGATAAGAAAATGGCATTAGAAAGAAATATTGGAGAAAAAGGTAATGCGAGTCTTGACTTAATGAATAAATTGGCTAAACTTGGGTATTAGTAAATTTAAAATTTTTAATATGGAAGAAGGTCAAAAATATTTTGTTGCAAAGATTGCCGAAGATTTAGTTGATGATGAGTCAGGTAAAGTGAAAAAAATTAAGGTTGAAAAATTGGTTATGGGTTATAATCCAACTGATGTTGAAGCCAAGGTTACGAAAATCTATGAACACTACACACAAGATTGGAGAATAACTGCAATAGTTGAAAGTAAAATCGATGAAGTAATCGAGTAGTTTTTTCACCAAAAAATTATTTTTAAAAAAGGGAGATTTTTACTCCCTTTTTTTTTTGTTTCATTCGAAATAGACTTTTTTTACTTTATCGACATATTTATAAATAAAAAATTGAAAATGACAGAAAAAAATTCACTTGTTGAAGAGGCAATCATCCAAATGAAAAATTTGGAGGAATTGGTTGCTGAAAATGCAAAAGGAATACTTGCCTCCACAATGAGACAAGAAATCAAAGATTTAGTAAAAGAATCTCTTAACGAAGCCGATGAGGATGAGGAAGATGAGATTGAAGACGAATCTGAGTTTGAATCAGATGATACTGAAGAAGATTTCCAAGATTTCGAAGGTATGGATGATGAGGATGACACAGAAGAGTTCGAAGATGAAGAAGAAACGATTGACCTTACGAATGAACCAATGAGTACGGTTATGAAAGTCTTCAAAAAAATGGGTCCTGAAGATCAAATTGAAGTCCAAAAAGACGCCTCAGGTAATATTCATTTAACAGACAATGAAACTGATAATGAATATATGATTATGTCTGAAAGTGAAATGGAGGAATATTTTGGTGATATGGAAGAAGAAGATGAAAGTTTTGAAGAAGATCCCTACTCAGAAAAAGGTCTCTCTCCTGAAGAAGAAGAAGATTTGTTAGGTGATTTATTACCTGAAGAAGAACAAATGTACGAAATCGAAATGGAGGAAGATATGGACATTGATTACGAAATGGATGTTGAAGAACCTATCTATGAAATTGAAATGGATGAAATGTATGATTCTATGGATGAAGAAATGGATGAAATGTATGATTCTATGGATGAGGAAATGTACGAAGATGAAATCACTATGATGGAATCAAAAAAATCGATGAAACCAAAAGGTGTAGGAATGGGACACGGACCTAAATTTGATTATGGAAAAGTTGTAGACTTTCCAACAAAGAAAATGAAAAAGGGTGATGAAGCACCATATATGGGTAAAGGACCTAAATATGAATTTGATAAAAAATCTCCAAGTTTGAGAGGTGAATTCAAAGAAGGTAAATATGGGATGAATAAAGGCGACAAATCAAAAACTCACAAAGGAGAAGAAGATTATACTGGAAAAAAAGGTATGGAATCTAAAACTCACAAAGGTAAAGATTTTGAAAAAATGGAAACCAAAGAAGCTTCTCGTACTTACGGTATGGGTTCAAAATCAGGTCGTGGATTGAGAAAAGGAATTACTCCTAACAGAAATTTAACTTTCGAATCTGTTGACCAAAAAGAATTAGAAATCCTTAGAGAAAAAAATGAAGAGTATAGAAAAGCTTTAAATGTTTTCAGAAACAAATTGAACGAAGTAGCAGTATTCAATTCAAATCTCGCTTACGCAACAAGATTATTTACTGAACACTCAACTTCAAAACAAGAAAAAATCAATATCCTACAAAGATTTGATGGAGTTGAAACAATTAAAGAATCTAAAAATCTTTACAAAACAATCAAAGACGAATTGTCTACTTCTAAAGGACAACAAGTTAATGAATCAATCGAAAGAACAATTCAAAAGACACCTTCGACAGGTTCAGCAATTAATCTTATTGAATCAAAAACTTACGAGAATCCTCAGTTCTTGAGAATGAAAGACTTAATGTCAAAACTAAAATAAAAATAAAAAATAAACAAAACCTAAAACAAATACAAAATGGGAGCATTATTAGAATCAGGTCTTGTTGGTAACATTGGTTTGAAACACCTAAAAGTTATCAAAGAAGATACTATTAACAAATGGGATAAATTAGGATTCCTTGAAGGTCTTAAAGGCCACCTAAAAGAAAATGTAGCTCAGTTATATGAAAACCAAGCTTCTTTTCTTATCAACGAAGCTACTTCTGATGGAAGTTCAGGTTCTTTCGAAACTGTTGTTTTCCCAATCGTAAGAAGAGTTTTCTCTAAATTATTAGCAAACGACATCGTTTCTGTACAAGCTATGAACTTACCTATCGGTAAATTGTTCTACTTCGTACCTAAAATCCAAGGTTACACTGGTGGTACAGCAATCACTGCTGCTGGTGGTAAATCAGGTGACCACTATGCACCTGTAGGAAGCCCAGGTAACTATCCTGGTGACCCAAATGCAGGTTACACTGGTTCTGAGGCTTACGCTAAAAATCTTTATGATTTATTCTACGAAGGTAATGAAGCTGGTTTAGAACCTGCTGGTCTTTTTGACTATTCAAAAGGTCGTTGGTCTGCGGTTACAGCTAACACAGTTGTTCAAACTTGGTCTAATGGTTCATTAACCAATTATGTTCCTGAAGCTGGTAACTATAGAAAAGTAATTATGAAACTTTGTGGATGGACTTCATTCCCTGGTTATGGTAAATTAATCGGACCTGATGGAAACGAAGTTGATTCAGAAACTTTCTTAGCTGACCTTAAAATTTCCGCAACTTCTAACCTTTCAGCTTCAACTACCCCTTGTAGTGTGTTGAAAAATACTGCAGGTTCATTCGTTCCTTTATTGTTCAGAGTTGTTACTCAACAATATGGTAAAGGTATCGTAAATCCTACTTATACTCAATACCAAACTTCTTTTGCTTCAACAGGTAATGGTGGTCAATTTGATAATGTTTGTGATGCAAATGGTTGTATCTACTTAGAAGTTGACTTATCTTGTCCAGTTTGTGCTGATTGTAATGCAAGTTCTTTAGATGGTTACACAGGAACAACTATCGCATCAGGTACTTCTGGTTCATCTTTCGTTGCTGTTTGGAGAAGATATGAAGAATTAGAATTCGAAGACAAAATTGGTGAAGTTTCTTTCGACCTTGAATCAGTAACTGTTTCTGTTTCTGAAAGAAAACTTAGAGCTCAATGGTCTCCTGAATTAGCTCAAGATGTTGCGGCATTCCATAACATCGATGCTGAGGCTGAATTAACTGCACTTCTTTCTGAACAAGTTGCTGCTGAAATCGATAGAGAAATCCTTCGTGACCTTAGAAAAGGTGCAGCTTGGAACTTGAGATGGGACTACAACGGATGGAGAAGATTGACTAACAACACTTCTTACACTCAAAAAGACTGGAACCAAACGCTTATTACAGCAATCAACCAAGTTTCTGCTCAAATCCACAAATCAACTCTTAGAGGTGGTGCTAACTGGATTGTTGTATCTTCTGAGGTTTCTGCAATCTTTGATGACTTGGAATACTTCCATGTATCAAATGCTTCT